AATTACAGCTTCAATTACTCAATCAGCAAGAAATCCAGATGATCTTTTTGATAATCGATCAGGTAATTTTGATAGCGGAAAATCAAATTTTGATGGTGATACACCAGCTAATTGTGATGCTCATTTAGAAATCGCAACCTCAGATGACAATTCAACTTACACATCATTTCAAACTTTTGTCATAGGAAATTATACTGCAAGATATTTTAAATTTAGACTTGTTCTTACATCAAGCGATTTAGCTTCAACAGCAGTTGTATCGGAAGCAACTGTAACTGTAGATATGATAGACAGAATATTTAGTGGAAACGATATATCTTCAGGAACATCTACAAAAACTGTTTCATTTTCAACACCATTTAAATCAACTGCTTATGCAGTTGGTATAACTGCTGAAAATATGGCAACAGGAGATTTCTTTACAGTTTCAAACAAAACTGTTAATAGTTTTGACGTTTTATTTAAAAATTCAAGTGGAACTAATATATCAAGAACATTTGATTTTATTGCAAAAGGTTTTTAATAGGAGTATAAGAAAACATGGCTCAACATGACATGAATATTGCGAATCAGAGTTTTCCTGATTTTAGAACAGATTTAAACAATGCACTTTCAGCATTGAATACAATGCACTCTGGAACTTCAAGACCAAGCGGTGCGGCTGTCGGTACTATGTGGTTAGACACTACGAACTCAGGCTCAAACAGTTTAGAAATAAAATTTTTTGATGGTTCAGATGATATATCTTTTGCAACTATTGACACATCAGCAAACACTATAAACTTTATAGATTCAACTGTAACATTTGATATTGTTGGAGATACTTCACCACAATTAGGTGGAGATTTAGATACTAATTCTGCAAATATAAAAATTGATGATGCACACGGAATATTAGATGATGACGGAAACGAACAGATTCTTTTTCAAAAAACAAGTTCAGCAGTTAATTTTATAGAAGTTACAAATCAAGCAACAGGCAGTAATCCTAGTATATCTGCTAATGGAAGTGACACAAATGTCGGCTTAGAATTTTCAACCAAAGGGACAGGTGCAATAAAATTTAATGATTTAGCTTACATACCTCAACAAGCATTAACTTCATCATCAAATGCTGTTGCATGGGATACACAAGCAAAACCAAACGCATTTCATTTAACAACAGAAAACACTACCTTTGCCGCACCAACAAACTCAGTAGAGGGTTCATTTATTTGTTTAGAAATAAATTATAATGGCTCTCACACTATCGCTTTCAATACAGCTTTTGAATTTGCGGCTTCAACTGCACCAACATTTACTTCAACAGATGGCAAAACTGATATATTAGTTTTCAGATACAATGGTTCAGTTTGGCAAGAAGTAGGAAGAACATTAAATTTAAGTGAGAGTTAAAACATGTACGCAGTAGTAAAAGATGGTTCTATTGAAAAATTAATTAATAATCCTAAAGCTATAATTATTGATGATGTTCAATACCCAGCAAAAATTTTTCAGTTGTGGTCACAAGCAGAAAAACAAGCAATAGGTTTATATGAAGTAGTAGAAGATAAAACGAACTTTAAAGACCCAGAATATTATAACAATACTGACTCATCTTTTACTTTTGCGGACAATCAAGTAAAGGAAACATGGGGAACTGCAACAGCTAAAATATTAAATGACGAAAATGCAGTGGACGAAGATAACAACCCAATATTAGATTCAGAGGGAAATCAAGTAGTAAATCTTGGCTTAAAAACTTTAAAAAAAAATATTGTAAAACAACAAGCATCAGGATTACTTTCACCAACTGATTGGTATGTAATAAAAGCAACGGAAGTATCTGAGTATTCTGTGCCGTCAAATATTACAACTTTTAGAGCAGATGTAAGAACTAAATCAAATGAAATGGAAACTCAAATAGATGCTTGTACTACAGTTGATGAACTAAAAGCATTATACGAATATACAGAACAAGAGGACGGAAGTATTACAAGACCTTTAGCAGAATTTCCTAAAGAGGTTGTCTAATGCCTCTTATACTTGGGACAAATTCCATAAAAGAAACTAGCTATGATGTTGCAAACTCTTGCAGATTTAATGGTGCAATAAACAATGACGAAACTTTAATTAAAACATTTGGAACTGCAACAAATAGAAAAAAATTTACATTTTCTGTATGGATAAAATTGTCAGGCAGAGGACAAGGAAATAACAATGGTTTATTAGTTGCTGGAACTACAGGAAGTGACGAGGGAACGATAAAAATATCAAACGATAGTATTGATTGGTCAGAATATGATGCAGATACCGCAAGTGTCAAAGGTGCTTTAACTTCAAGCAAACTTTTAAGAGATTATTCTGCTTGGCAACATCTAGTTTTTAGATGGGACTCTACTGACTCAACTGCTGGAGATCGTATGCAGATTTATCATAATGGAACAAGAGTTACTGCATTTAGCAGTAGCACCAATGCAGAATTAAATTATGAGGGTGCTTTAAATAGTGCTGTGGTTCATAATATAGGCAGACAGAGTTGGAACAACTCAGGTGATTTTAATGGGTACATGGCAGAAATATTTTTTATTGATGGAACTGCTCTTAATGCAGATTCATTTGGAGAGTTTGACGCTAGTACACCAAATGTATGGAAACCTAAAGATTGCAAAGATAATTTTACTTTTGGAAACAATGGATTTTATTTAGAATTTAAACAATCTGGAACAGGCACAAACAGTTCAGGAATAGGTGCTGACACTTCAGGAAACAACAATCATTTTGCAGTAAATAATCTTACATCATTAAGTCAATCTATAGACACCTGTACAAATAATTTTTGCACCTTAAACAAGCTATCACCGACAGCAGATATAACTTTAACAGAGGGAAATCTTAAAGGTGTTTATGGAACTTCATCAACACGAAATGTACAAACATCTACTTTTGGCTTGTCATCTGGAAAGTGGTATTGGGAAATAAAAATTGGCGGTTCGTCATCACCAAATAATGCGATTGTCGGTATTACTCAATTAAGTTCAGATGCTAATACTGTTCTCGGAACAGCAAATAACAGTTGGGGTTATAGAGGATATGATGGAAATGTTTTTCACAATAATGCTGATGAGGGCGGAAGTTTAGATACATTCACCGCTGGAGACATAATAGGAATAGCAATCAATTTAGATAATTTACAAGGTGGATTGCACAAACTATATTTTTCAAAAAATGGAACTTTTCAAAATGGTGCAGACCCAACAAACTTTACAAGCACAACAGGAGTGTTTGGTATAGATGATAATGTTGATTATTTTCCAGCAATAGCAGATGCGGGAAGTTCAGCTACACCACAATTTGAAATGAATTTTGGTTCACCATCATTTTCTATTTCATCAGGTAATGCAGATGGTGAGGGATTTGGTAATTTTGAATATGCACCACCAACAGGATTTTTTGCAATTTGTACTAAAAACTTAGCGGAGTATGGATAATGCCTTATACGAGTATAGACAACCCAGAATTATATTTCCAAGTTAAGACATATACAGGAAATGGAGGCTCACAGTCTATTACATTTGACGGAGATGAGAATCTACAACCAGACTTAATTTGGACTAAAAGAAGAAATGGAACAGGGTCACCTAGATTTGTAGATACTGTTAGAGGAATAGGAAAAGCAATGTTTCCCAATGGTCAGGACGCAGACTCAAATGAAACCAATTATGCCTCTTTTGACTCAGATGGATTTTCTTTTTCAAGTTCTGGTTCAGTTAATGAAAACACTCACACTTATGTTTCTTGGGCTTGGAAAGCTGGTGGCTCTGCATCATCAAATTCAGATGGAGATATAACTTCAAACGTATCTGCAAATACAACGGCTGGATTTAGTGTTGTTACTTACACAGGAAATGGTTCGGCAGATGCTACAGTCGGACATGGTTTAGGAGATACGATTTCTTGGCTACTGTTAAAAAATAGAGATGACTCTGAAAATTGGTGGAATTATCACATTGGACTTTCAGACCCATCAACTAAAGCTATTTTACTTAATTCTACAAATGGTGAATTTACACCTGGAACTTCTGCATTTAATCCATCTGGTTTTTCAACATCACTTTTTAGTTTAAAAAACGATAATGCAAGTAACAGTAGCGGAGATGATTATGTGGCTTGGATTTGGTCACAAAAAAAAGGGTTTAGTAAATTTGGCTCGTATGTTGGGAACGGAAGTGCGACCAATGGAACATTTGTCCATTTAGGATTCAAACCAGCGTGGCTTATGGTGAAACAAAGTAGCACAAATGGGGAAAGTTGGTTTATGTGGGACAATCAAAGATCAAACTCTGGAAATGGTGATGGTAACGAAAATAATAGATATTTATTTGGAAATTTATCAAACGCAGAGGGAACTTTAGGAGTTGATGTAGATTTTTTAAGTAATGGATTTAAGCACTATTATGGTTCAGATGCTACCGATAAATCTGGTGAAACTTACATTTATTTAGCTTTTGCAGAATCACCATTTGTAAATTCAAAAGGTATTCCAACTAACGCAGTATAGGAGTTATCATGCAATTATCCAAACATTTTAAACTAGAAGAATTTGAAAAATCTATGACAGCTACTCGTAAGGGTATTGAAAATAAAGCTGGAAGTGGTGAAATAAAAAATCTTACTGATCTTTGTTATGGTGTATTAGAACCTGTAAGAGCAAAGTTTGATAAACCAATCACAATTACATCAGGATTTAGAAGTCCAGCTTTGTGTGAAGCTATTGGCTCAAAAACTACATCACAACACACTAAGGGGGAAGCCGCAGACTTCGAACTACCAAATATTTCTAATCTTCAGGTTGCTTTATGGATTCAAAATAATTGTGACTTTGACCAACTAATATTAGAATTTTGGAAAGATGATGACCCTAATGCTGGTTGGATTCATTGTAGTTTCAAAGAGGGTTCTAATAGAAAACAAGTATTAACATTTGATGGAAAAAATTATACAAATGGATTACCTGATGCAAAATGGTCAGGTGGTAAATTTTCAAACTAGGAGATAAAATGGCACTAACAAAAAAACAAAAGAAACTTCCAATGGCTTTACAAAAAGCTATACTGAAGAAACAAAAACAAACTAAAAAACCAAAAAGGAGAAAATAATATGCCCTATCATACAGGAAAAGGTTCTCATGGCGGAATGAAGAAAAAAAAGAAAAAAGCTAAGAAACCTAAAATGAATAAAAGAAAAAGATAATGGTTAAAGTAGCATCTATAACAGGAATCATCAAAGGTCTTAAACCAAGACAACAAAAAACTATGAAAGCACACGCAAGACATCATAGTTTAAAACACATGAGATCAATGGCAAGAGCCATGAAAAGAGGTGCTACTTTTGCTTCAGCACATACAAGGGCTATGAGGAGTGTAGGAAAATGAGTGGATTTACAACATCAGTTACATTAAAAGAAATGATTAACAAATTTCCAATGCGAAAGAGAAGAAGAAATGTCAAAAAAAAGAAAAAGAAGAAAAGTACCAAAAGATAAAGATAGTGGTTTGCCTAAAAAATATTTATCAGGTCTAAGTGGTAGCAAGAGATCAGCAAGAGCAAGTCTTTTAAAATCCATGTCATCTTTATATAAATCAGGTGCAAGAATACCTAAATCAATGTTTAGAGCGAGGGTTAAATAATGGCTGTTAGAAGAAAACCTTTATCTGCTAGAGTTATCTCAACACTTAGAGCAAAAGCAAAGAATAGAAAAAACATTACATTAGGTGATTTAAAAAAAGTTTATCGTAGAGGTCAGGGTGCTTTTTTATCTTCAGGTTCAAGACCAAGAATATCAATGGCGGCTTGGTCAATGGCTAGAGTTAATTCCTATTTGAGAGGAAGCAGAAAACATGATACAGACCTGAGAAGAAAAAGAAAATAAAATGAAAACAACTAAAGAAAAATTTGCAGAGATTGATGGCAAGATTAAATTAGTAGATCAAAAACTTAACCTCGTTATCAATAATCATCTCAAACACATGAAGCAAGACATAGACCGAATACTCTATGGTTTAGGAGTAGTAGGTATGTTGGTTCTTGGTCAACTCCTTTACATACTCACCAAATAGTTGTATAGGTCAGTATATGACCTATAAGAGAATATTAATTATTTCTGACACTCATATTCCTTACGAAAATAAATTTTTAATACCATTTCTAAAAGCACTTATTAAAAAATACAAAAAATTTGATAAAATAATTCATCTTGGAGATGAAGTTGACCACGCTGGAATGTCATTCCATGATAAAGATGTTGATATGCCAAGTGCTGGTGACGAATTAAAATTAGCTTTACCAAAAATAAAACAATTAGAAAATATGTTTCCAAAAATGGATTTATTGGACTCTAATCATGGAAGCCTTGTTTATAGACGAGCATTTAAACATGGAATACCAAAAGCTTATATAAAAAATTATAATGATTATTTACAAGTTGGTAGGGGTTGGAAATGGCACGAAGATTTAACTTTAAATACACCTTTAGGTAAAGTTTATTTTTGTCATGGTAAAATGTCAGATATTTTTCGTCATGCACAAAGTTTAGGAATGAGTGCAGTTGCTGGACACTATCATTCGCAGTATGGTTGTAGATGGTATGGTAATAGTTTAGGCTTATATTATGGGCTTCAATGCGGTTCACTTATAGACCCAAAAGCACTTGCATTTAAATATAATAAATTACAAAAAGCTAGACCTGTCATTGGTACAGCAGTAATAATTAATGGTATTCCTATATTAGAACCAATGATTTTAAATAATAAGGGAAAATGGATAGGTAAGCTATTATGAAGAACAAAAAGGGTACTTCTAAGGCTCTCAGAGGCGATTTAAAGGCTACTGATAGACAAATAGGTGGTAAGCACTATAAACTACCAATATCACCTTTAAAATTCATTTTAGCCAATAATTTGAACTTTGTTGATGGTAATATTGTAAAATATGC